CCTCTCTTTTCGAGATAGCGCGCTGAACTAATTGCGCGAAATTAAGTTCGTCTATCTTATCCTCCTTTATTTCTTTGTGCCTCTATCTTCATAGCGGCGATATCTTCTTGTGATTTTAACTTTTCTTCGTCTAATTCCAAACGTTTTTCTGCAATTTCTTTATCGTCGGCATTTTCTTGGGCTCTTATTTGTAGCTCTTGTGCTTTCAACTGAGCGATTGCATCACCCTGACCAGTTTGCAAAATAGCATCTAGTCTTGGCATTAGTTCTTGAGTCAAAGTTAATTCTGCTTGAGCTTTTAAGTTTTCTAACATCACATTAGGCATGGGCGGTTGGCCTTGAGCCATCGCCTGTTGATTCATCAGTTCTTGTTGTTGCATCTGCAGGGCTAGCTCAGGATTTTGTTGTAGCTGCATTTGTAACTCTTGTTCAGCTTGCATCTGTGCCATGAAAGAAATGTGTTCTAGTATATGGCTCACCAACAACCCAACGGTGACTGGGTTGGTTTGGACATAATCGTTTTGTAAAAATGCCAAGTGCGTCTCGATATGCACTTGATGATCTTGTTCAGGGAAAGCTTTTGCAGGTAGACCACTTAACATACTTGCATTTTCCAAAGCTGGGTTCATTGGTGCAGGTGCTGGTGGTTCTGGTATAAACAACGCATCCACATTTTCTGTGCCTAACGCTTGATACATTCTTTTGTAGGCTTCCTTAATATTGTGTATTTGTGGATTGCTTTGTACTAATTGTAGCTCTTGTTGCGCCAACGATATTCTTTGTGACATCGAGAAGAAGTTAGGATCACTAACTGGCAAGATGTCAACGCGGCCATCAAAATCTGCTTGTTTAATATTTTGATTTGCACCTACCACTAAGTATGGATACTCAGCTGGTAGCGTTTCACCAAAGAGTCTGGCTAAAATTTTAAATTCTATTTTTTGTGCATAGTGCAAACGTTTGTGTACTGCTGACATGACTCGCGTGCCTTGTTCTAGCAACGCCATGGTAGTACCTACGGGTAGTTCTTGATTACCTTCGCCGATTTGTAAATTAGTAGTAGAGGCAAAGCGTTGTCCTGCCTCGACACAGATACCCATTAAATTTAACAAAGTAGCCGAAGGTTCTTTGTACGGTAGTGGTACCAAAGATTCTCGAAGTGCACCACTAGGCGCATCGACATCTCTAAACTCGCCTGGCTCCAACGGAGTCTCGTCGTCCCTGATTCTTAGACCACGAGCTTTGAACCCAGCGGGTAGATTGGAGAGTGTGCCCGCATCTATCAACTGTCGCAAAGTAGCGGTGGCAGTTCTCGATAGCCCACCAATCATGTGGATGAGTCCAAAGCCGTAAAAGCCTAGTCCTGGTAAAAACTTGTAGTGCACAAAATATTGTATTTTGGCTTTGAGTGGATCATCTTCTCGATAGTTGCGACGAATGGATAAAATTTTTGCAGAAGTTTTATCTATCGTAATTATGTAAGGTATGTGCATCCCGTCGGGATCTTCAAACCCAGCGAGATCGAGCGTGACGTGACACTCTAAAATTTCATACATCATGTCGGAAGTATCTTCGATACCTTCGAGTTCGTCGGTTTTGTCTTGCACATCATCAACCCCAACATAAGATGGTTTGATTTCTATATCTAAATACGCACCACTAAGTTGTTGTGCTCTGATTTCGTTGTGTGTCATTTTGACTACGTGCGTAATACGATCACAAGTATTTAAATCACTAGCTGAATACGGTACTAATAAATCTTCGACTGGGACAAACAAACTGCACGGTCTTTGCTTCATAGTATCGTAGTAAACTTTTTTGAACGCTGAACCAGCTAAAGGTAAATAGAAAAGTAACTGATCCATCTCTGGGGTGTACTCCTCCATTTCCGTAGTGATCTGATAGTTCATGAACTCTTGCACACGACTAGCTTGCATTTCTACTTCTGGTGTCACTGCCCCCATGATCTGAGTTTTGACTGGACCTTTGGATGGTAGTAGTTCTTTAAATGCTTGAGCTTGGAATTGAGTTACCGCCTCTGCCATCATCGGGTGCGTCACTCCTGAAGCACCGGGGAAAGGTCGGTCACGATCTTCGTATTTAAAACCTAATAAATCTAATCCTCTAATGTAAGTGTCTTCCCACTCTTCACGACTGGACTGATCGTCTTCATAGTCCGCCATGATTTGTGAACTCAAAGCGCCGAGCTCACCTTCGTCCATAAATTCTGCTAAGTTTGCATTGAAAGGAATTTGTTGTTTGATTTCGTCTTCAGGGAAAAAGTTCACAGTCCCTGAACCGTCGTCATTTAATTCTACTTCAATGTCAGTGTCCGTAGGCAGTGGTTCTTCGATCTCAACCGTTTCGCCAGACTGGACATCGACATCGATTAAGTCGGAAACTCGTTCAATATTTGTGGGTTGCTTGTCTGCCATAATAATATTAGTAGTATACCTTTAGTAGTCTAGGTTCGTCATCGTCTAAATCTTCATCAGAGTTTAAACCTATAAGTCCGCCTTGTCGATAACGCATTAACGCTTGAGTAGTAGAATCCACCAAATCGTCATGATCGCCGTGAGGAAAAGCTGCACATTCTTCTACTAATTCTTCTGCCCAACGCGTCTCTGGTACGTACACCATGCCTGATTCTAGCAGTGGTGAAATCGCATTGACTCTAGCAATCTTGTCTTGACCTTTGCCTGGTGAATAATTAACCACTGGTATTCCAATTTGTCGCAGTTCATGGGTCAAAGGCATACCTGAAGCTTTGGCTTCGATGATAACCGTGTCGGGTTCCCAGTATTTATACTCGTCAAAGGCTATGCGTTTAAGTTCTGGGAAGTCCCAGCGCCCTTTTTTTACGTCGAGTAGTAATAATGCTGGAGGACCACCTATTTCTTCAGGATAAAACACACACCAAGTAGTAATAGCTGAATAATCGGCAGTTTCTTTCTTAGAATACGCAGTATCATAGGACTGAATCACGTATTGCATGTTTGGAATCTCTTCTTTGTCCCAAATTTTCCACCATTCTCGTTTTAAAATCGCTCCTTCTTCAGAAGTTGGGTTCTGTAACCACTGTGCTGACCACTTAGCCACGGGTAAAGAGGCTTTTATTGCCTCTAATTCGTGTAATTCCCAGTATTCGGGCCATAAAACGTTGCCAGTCTCTGGAAAAATGGCAGGAAACTCGACAATTTCCCATTTGTCCGCCTTTTCTTCGGCTTGTTTGGCTAATAATCTGCCAGTTAAGTCCTTGGTCGACCAGCGCGTCATCACTACTACGATAGAACCACCAGGTTGAAGCCTTTGACGTGGTCCTGAACTGTAATATTCCCACGCATTGTCTAAAGCTCTAGGCGACATAGCGTCTTGTTCCGAGTGAATATCGTCTAAGACCAATAAATCTGCACCACGCCCAGTCACCGCACCACCAATACCAGCGTAAAACGCCTCACCACCTTTGTTGGTCTCCCATCTTCCTGCCGATTTGTTGTCAGCTTTGAGAGAAACGTCAGGAAACACTTGTTTATATTCTGGTGAGTCAATTAGATCACGGACCTTACGTCCGAATCTAAACGCAAGTTCTGCCGTGTGCGTAATTTGCATGAGTTTTAGTTTCGGATTGATACCTAACAACCAACTTGGAAAAAACACTGAAGCAAATTCAGACTTGGTATGCCTTGGTGGCATGTTAATAATTAATCTTTTGATCTTGCCGTTGGCTACGTCTTCTAGTTTTTGTGCAAATATTTTATGATGCTCACCTTGTACAAAGTCAGGCCACATGTGTTTGATGTATTCAATAAAATTTTCTCTGCCTTCCTTTTGTAAAATTTTAGCGTCTAGTGCTTGAGTGTAAGATAGCAGTTCTTTAGCTGCGTCTGGATAAGTTTCAGCAAACTTTTCTAAGTCAAAGTCTTCTTTTGTCATTTTGTTTTTTGAGTCCTGCTTGTTTACCAATCATATATCCTATAACAAAAGGTAGCACTAAAACAAATATTCCTAATAGGTCCATCATTTGAAAGGTTTTAAAGTAGGCACGTGATTAATTATATTCAAAGCTTCTTCCAAGCTTTTTCTGGTATCTAGCTTATCAAAATCTTCTACGCGTTTAGAGGTAGACTTCATGTCCGTATTGTAGGGTACAAATAAAACTTTGCCTAAAGGTATCGCAACCAAAGCGTAGATATCTACGTCACTAGCAGTGTAACGAATCTTTTCTATATCATCAGGTCTGTATCTGCCAGGTCGAAAATCCCAACGATAGTATTCGTTGCCTTTGTGTTTCCAAATGCTATTAGTGCTTTTTACTTGAACTTTATACAGACGATCAGAATGATCTAGGATGAGATCGGCTTTGCTATTTTCGTTGGTTAAGATTACAGAGTCACAATACTGCAGCAAATAAAATGCTACTAGGTGCTCTCCAGCTCTACCTATCCTACTTTTTTCATCAACCACAAATTTTCTCCGGGTCGGGACTCCTACCTTTATATCTGCAAAAAGGGGGTCTTGAGTCCTAACTTAACTGATATTTTTTCTTGTGTCTATTTCTTTTCTATATGTATACATATATGTGTATATGTGTTTGGGGGGGATAGGGTATCAATAAGGGGCTACGCGCTTCTAATAGGGGAAAAATTTTAAAAACCACTAGATATTGTGGTTTAGAAATTTAGATCGAAAACACTAGATATTGTGGTGGAAGATCTTGGATCCGAGCTGACAAATCACTAGATGTTGTGTTTTAGGATTTTAGAGAGTGACCACTAGATGTTGTGTCTTTTGTCGCGTGACCCAGGGACACTGGGTCACGGACAGGTTATTCAAGCGACAAGCGACAAGCGACAAGCAATTAAGATTGCTTGGCTTCCTTCTCTCCCTCCTTGATCAATCGCTCTAAGTTCTCATCCGAAAATATTTGATTGATCCTGAAGCTGGTGTACTCGTCAAAGAGTTTAAGTTCACTATCAGTAAAAGGTTCACCCCTTTCTTGTATGGCTTTGATATTCCTTCTTTTTCTTTCATGAACAATTTTATTAAACACTCTTTGCAAAGCTTCATCCGATAAAACCTCATCTGAAAGAATTACCTTTTCTATTATTTGTTCAGCATTGTTGCAAATGAAAGTCGCAACTGCTTCCTTAGAATTAGCTTTACTCATACTTCCTCCTTGGTTATTGGTATGTACTGCTTTGGTACCTCACAAGCCTTAAAGAATTTTCCAGAATCAAAGTTAGGATTATCTTCATAAAATAATTCACAAAGATTCCCAATTAATTTTGTAGTATCTAACCCGTCATGCTCGAAACTATGCGACCTACTTATAGCGTCTGCAATTTTTACATAATCTTTTTTACTCATCGTATTTACACTCCGTTTGATGAAATATAACCGAACACTTTTTACCACCTAAAAACGGGTCATAAGTTGCTCGATTTTCTTCAGGATTATAATTAGTATCAACTTCCCACATTTGGATTGGTTTGTTTCTGACTTGTTTGTAGAGCCACATTTGTATTGCTTTTTCGCAATCTTTCATAGTTCTACCCCAACATCTAGGCAAACCATCTTCAACAGTTCGTCCTACATATATTTTTATTTCTTTCATGTTTACTCCTCCTCTGTTGAGTTAAAGAACTCGGCCGTTGCCTTGTCCTCTCTAAAGTTTTTATTTGGCGTTCCGTTTAGATCAGAATAAAACTGAGCAATCGTTAACAACTCCGGATAGTCTTTTTTGACTATTTCAAGATTTCTACTATCGCAATGACAGAGTGCTGAAAAGATCATTTCGATAGCCTCGGCAAATCTTATTGCCCTGGTTTGTGCCATACCGTTGTCATACATGAAACGCCCAACTGAACTATTTTTCACTTCGTGGTAGTGGTGTTCATGGTTTTCTGAAAGACTGTAATATTGTGGGCGAACGTCCTTTTGTAAGTTCAACCACAATCCCTGTTTAGTATCTATTTTTATCATATTATTTCCTGTTAAATAATTAAAATTAAGAAACCCGACATCTTGTCGGTTAAGTTGATATTGGGTTTCTGTCCATGTGTTTATATTAGCAGCTTTATAGGATAACTCAAGAAATATCTTATTTATTTTTAATGGCTTGAATCAGCTAATTTTGTGTCAGCTTCCAACTATTAGCGACAAGACCAGGGACTAGCGACAAGCTTAGCGACAAGCTTAGCAACAAGGCCAGGGACTAGCGATACCCAACTCTTTTAAAGTTCTCTTTCTTGTTCATTTGCGAACACTTGATCATTTTCAGAATAAAAGACATTGGAACCCTCTCCGAACCTAACAATTTTTCTTTTATATAAAGATTCAACATCTAAAGCTTTTTTGCCCTCGCTAATCATAGCAAGCACTTCTTCTCTATCTTCGTAACTATCGCATTTGATAGTTATATTAAAAGTTTCTTTTTTCATGCTTTCTCCTTCTTAATTCTTCTTTGGCTTTCTCAAGTCTTTTATTATCTTCTTCGGTATTTAAAAAATTTGATATTGGCAAACTCAAAGCTTTAACCATGTTTTTAAGTTGCCAAGTTGGGACATCTTTCATGCTTCAACCTCTTCTAATTCTTTTAAGTATTCTTGTACAATTTCTTCGCCAATAATATAAGTGTACATATTCACGACTTTTTCTGGCTCTGATAAATCAGTAGAACAGTCTCCAAAATTATCTTGCTCATAATCTTTAATAAAATTAATTACATCAAATGCCATATCGCCTAGCCATTGTTTGGCTTGATATGTGCCAATGATATAATAGTCTTCATTAAAAGCGTAATGGTGCAAATCGTCTTTCCATTCATTAGGATAATTTTCTTCTAACCATTCTTTATTATCTTTAATGTAATCATTAAAATATTCTCTAATTTCTTCTTTTTTATAATCCATGTTTGCTCCTGTTTCAAAATATATCTTAGGATAGCACTTCTTATAAGATAACTCAAGAAATATCTTATTTATTTTCTACGGCCTGGATCAACCGGTCTTGCACCAGCTTCCAGCTATTAGCGACAAGATTATCAACAAGCAAAAAGTCAGTAACAAGCCCATTAGCGACAAGATTATCAACAAGCGCCGAGGGATATAAGTACAAGCAGGATTTTTTCGAGGGTCTTTGGACGAGGGACTTAACCAAGATAAAGCAAGGAGCATTTTTTCTAGTTTTATGAAAGGCAATTTGATGGGGAGAAATTTTTACTCGTTTACTTTTCGTTACTTTCAATTCGATAGTAAAAAGAACTCCATTCTCCGTAGTGCCAAGCAAGTCTGGTACACCTTGAGTTGCCCACGATTCAATCCTTAACCATTGTATTTTATTGACATTTTTCTTAAGTTGTTGATAAAAATTTTTTTCAGGAGTGCTTGCCATATATGGGAGATTTGCTATACTTATAAATAGGAGTAAGTTACATAGTAACTTATTAAATAAAAATAATAAATTAACAGGAAATTAATTATGAAAAAATCGCCTATGAGACTTAAAGATCGAGAGGTTTTAGTAAGTAAAATAGCAAGAGGAGTGGAGGCAGATAATTTAAAAGTTATCACCAAAGCAATCGAAAAAAACAAAGACTATAAAACAGCTAGAGGTTATCATCTGGACGTTCTACGATTGAAGGATAAGAAAAGCGAACTTATCCGTCAAATTCAAGAAAAGGAAGAAAAAATTAGAAACCTAGTTGAAAGAGTAAACAGAAAGTTGCCTATCGAACAAAATGATAAATATCACGGGTTTGAATTGGGCTTAAAATATTGCTGTAACCACTATGACCAATTTCAGGGCTTGAGCATAGTCAGTGAAATCGGTTGGCAGTTAAAAGACACTATAATGGAAGAAGTATCTTTGGCAACAATGGATAGTTATTGCCAAGAGGATATTCACGGCATTATAGAGAAACTTACAGCACAATTTTCAGGAGGTAAGTAATGGGTCAAATGAGTTGGATTCACCACGAACTAGAAGAAGCAGAGACCGAAATAAATGCTCTCACTTCTAGGGCATTTATTGGAGTTGAACATCATTGGACGGAGGATAAGGAATTTGTCCATGAATTAAAGGGGTTAGTCTCGCCAGAGACTTATACATTTGTAGTTGAGAAAGTAGAAGCCGATTGGCAGGAATTTCTTAGCGATCAATTAATTAAATATAAGGAGGGCTAAAAAATATTGGTGATGGTAGAAAGATGGGTTGTATACAGAACGCAGGAGAAGTAGCCCCCTGCACTTCTACCATCATCACTAAATTTTAAGAATAGATTATGAAAGAAAGAGATTACAGTTTACACACTCTTGAACAAGAGGTGATAAAAGATTTAGAGGATAACAAAGAAGAAATACTAGAGAATAACGGAGACAATTTACACGAAATTGTTGATAGCAATATCTCGGTTTACACATACGATCAAATAATGATTTATGCCAATAATTCTGAATTGTGGCACATGGAGTCCGGCTTAGGAGGAACGACTATACAAGAACAAATAGTAGATGTTATTTACGAACATTTATCTGGTGTTGCTCATGGGTGGTTATACGAAAAACAGCAAGAGTTGAAGGAGGAAGCATGAGTAAAGGTTGTTGCAATAAATGTGGCTATAAAGCAGATTATATTATTGATAATAATAATTATGCAGATAATGGCTATAAAAATTTAGAAGATATACCAATAATTAAAATGTTATGTGGTGTTTGTTATGAGGAGGAAGCATGAGTAACGAGCAACAAGTAATTAAAAAAGCCGAGTGGGAAAAATGGCATTTGGATTGTGCTTGGGAGACTGTGAAGCAACACGTCCTCAAAGCAGGTAAGCCAGAAGTCTATACCAAAAGCCACGAGCAGTTAGACAATGCCATAGATTTTATTGACAAGTTTATTCAAGAAAATACGGAGGAAAAATAATGAAAGATAAAATACCAGAATATTATACTTTAGCTGACTTGTCTTCGGATAAGGATTTTAACCAAATATGTAAATTATGTTGGAAAGCATTTCAAAAACAATATGGGGAATTTCCTAATGATTACGAATTACAAGTAAGAGTTTATACAAATAAGGAGGAAACATGAAAAGAGTAAGAGATATATGTGCTAAATATGACACTAACGTTTGGTGGAATATTGATGATATTGCTGAGACATACGAATTTAGCATGGAAGATATAGT